CAACCATCAGGCAAACCATCTGAGCGTTTACAAAACAGAAAACCATTCTTGTTACACCAGTCTGCATAGGTAGACTTACCTCCTTTATTTAATTTAGTATTTGGATTGTCAAACACAAACCTGATATCCAGTTCAGGATTTGACTGGCGAAGGAATAAGTGTTTCTTCCTATCATCGATTTTAAACCTTCCCTTAACTTCAAGTATAATACCTGAAGGAAGAATAAAGTCTGGAAGATACTTTTTACTTTCAATCCACATATACGGTACGTAATACGGCTCATAAGAGTACGCAACTTTTAAAGTTTCTAGCTGATCAGCTAGTTTCCTTTCCGATCCTGATCTATACTTGTTCATTGCTAGAATGCAAAGTCTTCAGGTACGTTAGGTGTGTTATTTATTTTAACAAGGTATTTCGGACTATACGCATACTGAAATTTCCTAAGTCCCGCACCGTTGTTAGCATCAGACCAACACTGTTTTTTATAAGGACAATAAATACAGCCAGTATCCAAACGCATATTCCCAGACTTACCATCAGGAACAGGATCATAACAGCGATCAGGGGGACTACCATCCTTGAGAGTGTTCCGTATTGTTGATATTCTTTCTGAGGCATTTTTAAATTCCATGTTTGGAACAGGGCTATATAACAACTCACCACTTACTTTGTCAATGACAAGCCAGCCAGCATTGAAAATATCATTTGCTTCGCAGTAAGCAGAGATTTGGTAGATGTATCCAAAAGGATCATCAGTAAAGATGCTACCTTCTTTAAACTTCTTGAATGAGAAAGGTGAAGCAGACTTAAAGTCAACGATGTTACCGTCAATTTTAGCATCTTGATGACCAGTAACACCGTTGACCTTAACCTCTTTCTGCATGTCAGTAATGTCGTGCTTGGCTACCTTTGTCAGAAAGATTAGAAGTGCTTCAAGAATATTTCCATATAGGAACTTGATGTGATCACTTCCCTTTAGTTCTTCTTCTTCTTCTTTACTATCCGATTGTTGATTGGCGTACCAAATCTTTCTGAGGGGATGGCCAATCATTGACAGTCTGAGGTTTTCTTTTTTGTCAGACTTAACCCTAACTTCGTTGATAGACTTGACAACAGAATGAACAACATCCTCTGCCAGTTCTTTTAAAGCAGAGTCGGTTATGTCTACTACCTTTTCCTTGTCAGTGAAAAGACTGTAAATGTCTTCTACTAACGTGTTAATATTCTTGCTGTTCATTTCTGTTGCCAATCTTTGTTAAGAACTATGCAGCTTGCATAAGTTCATTGATTTCCTGCGGCTCAAACATCAGACGATAACGTGTGTACGTAGTACCTTCAGGAGTTTTAGCTTTTACAGTTTCAATAACATAGCCATTCTTTCGTAGGTCAGAGATTGTTGCAGTAAGATTCTCTGACCAACCATTTTCGATTGCGGTCTTACGTGTTACACGCATACGCTTACGTAGTGCGCGTAGAACTTTTACTTCACAGTTATGCATATTATACCTTTCTAAATTTTATTTTTAAAGAAGGTGCTTACAGTCCCTTCCCTCAACCTGTAAGCTATCGTTGTCCTTATGTAAGGCAATGTTATCCTTACTACGACAACCCCATCAATTGCTATATCAGGTTAAAAGGGAATGTCATCACCCGCAGAGTGCGGCTTATTATTGTTAGAAGAGTTACTAACAACATAACCATCGTCAACATTATCAAAGTCCTCTCCATAGGGGATTAGGTTGACAACCTGTACAGCAATCAGATCAGCGGATACGCCATGCTTCTTGTTGTATTCGTATTCATAAACTTTAAACTTAACATTAACATCACTGCCATTACCGATCAGTGAGTTATCCCAAGGGTTGCGCTTTGAATCCACAACAGTAGGTGCTTCACGCTCAGTACCATCACGCTTCATAACCTTGCGCTTGATCTTAATAAAGTCACCTCTCTCATCACCCTTGTTATGTATGTTCAGGCCAATGCTTTCTAACTCAACCTTGGTCTTCTCATCTAATGTTACATCAATGCACCATGCTGGTTCAAATGTTGTGTTAGGAGCGCATACGCTTGCCCAATATGCTTTACCAGATACGAACTTTATTGAGTTTTCCATTTTCAATTTTCCTTTTCAAGTTTCAGTTTTGTATTTATGCCAGACTTGATTACCAAAGTCAAGCACTTTTTCATCATAAAAGTTTTACTGCATCCTTGTAGTCAAGAAGAACTTCTTGTCCTACGTTGTAACAAGGTCTAACTAATTTACGATTACACCTGTTAAAATTTTCCTCTTGTACTAACAAGTTAGAAGGATAAAATCCTTTGAGACAAAATAAATCTTCGTCTAGTTTAACCATCAATGCAAATATGTCAACAACATTTTTACTTTCTGCACTTGTTGCAAGTAACATTCCAGTCTTGTGGTGTGTGGTCTTAACATCTATTGTCAGACCGTCAAGAACTAAATCACCTAAATCAGTTTTAGATGACATTGATCTTGGATATATTTCCATTAACTGTGTTGGATAAAGTCCTGACAGTTTAAAGAAACTTAACTCACCTCCCGCTCCTATTATATCGAAGGCATAAGGATCATTCTTATCTCTTTTCGCGGCAGTGTCTTTTACTTTAGACTGTCTGTTATTATCATACCTAGCTTTTCCAATAATTGTGTATAACTCTACCTCACTAGGTTCAAGTTTAATTAATGAGTCTCTGACCAGTTGTTTCCTATTTTGTACTCGCTGTCTAGTGGGCATTTTATCAATAACTTCCTTTCAGTTTCTTTCATTGCTTTCTTCGTTAAAGAACCAAACGCTAAAGCATGAGGTTTAAAAACTTCAAACTGATATTCATCGTGTATTGATGCAACCAGATCAGCTTTTAATTTTGACTTGTTATAAAGGAGAGTGATGTCTACTAACCATTGCTTACATATAACTGCTCCTGCTCCCTGAATGAGAAGATTAACTGCTGCATGTTGATTGCGAACCTTCAATCTTCTTCCATCCAATCCACGTATATACCCTAATTGAGATGTCTTGTCAACCTTTTGTCTGAAGGTAGCGAGTGCTGGTACGTTAGAAAGAAACGTATCAATCAAACGCTGTCCATCAGTTGATGTACCTCCTACGATACTGCCTATCTTAGCTGCGCCAGCGCCGTAGATGAAGGCATAGATAAATGTCTTTGCTTGGTCACGAGTTTCTAGCCCTGCCGCTTTCTGATTAGCAGTATGAATGTCACCCTCGACAACTTCTTTCGTGAAGACAGGATCGTCAAGATAGTGTGCCAATGCTCTTAGTTCAAGAGAACTAGCGTCACAACCAACAAGAACATTATCAGGTTTTGAAACAGTCCAACACTCACGACACTCCTTACCATAAGGAGAATATCCTGCTGGAACTTGTGCCATGTTTGGACTGTTGTGTGCCATGCGTCCAGAGATAGCATGAAGCGTAAGAACTTTTCCATGTACTTTTCCATCCTCTTGTACAGCATCTATCCAAGACTGAACTTGTGAAACTCTTTTTTGTAGAAGAAGATACTCTGCAATTATTTTTGCTTCAGGAATATCTACTTCCTTCAGAACGCTTTCATCCACGATTGGATGACCCTTCTCAGTTTTTTTATTAGGTTGCCAACCCTGCTCCATTAGGCGTTGGGCAATCTGTTGTCTGCTGGCAGGATTAAAGATAATAATCTTATCCTTTAATCTCTTACCTGTCTTGTCAGAGTATCTTTCTTCTATAACAGGAGGGTAACACTCTTGAAGATCAGATTCAATTTGTGTTGCCTTATCACGCAACCTGCATACTAAACTCATAGCCTTCTGTAAGTCAAGTGTAAATCCATTACGCTGCTGCTTAGATATCAAAGCTCTGATCCTGTACTCTAGATCAATGGAACGTCTGCTCATCTTTGCCTTCTGGCATTCCATCTTGAGGTGAATGTATAGCCTCCCAGTAAGATCAACATCACGTTTACAATACGTCAACATCTCTTCAGAAAAGTTGCTGAAATCGTGAAAGTCAATCTTGTTGTAATGGAAAGTGTTACCCCATGCCTCTAGAGAATGACCACCTTCTCTAACAGGGTCAAGAAGTTGTGACAGGATAAGAGTATCTTCCAACTGGTTTAGTTGGATGTTCGACCCTGTAAGTTTGTTGAGTACAGGAATATCAAACGATACAATGTTATGTCCAACAAACTTGCTAAACTGTTTACAATCAACAGGAAACTTTTTGTAACAATCTTCTTCAGTCCACACATGATATTTACCTGTCTGAGTTTCTTTGGCAACGATACAGTGAATCTTTGTAGCATCAAGACTATCTGTCTCAATGTCAATCAAAACCTCCGTCATTAAAATCGTTCCCTTCTGCGTCTTCACCTAAGTTATCAACTTCGTGCAGTCTACCAGTTTCCTTATTGAAAAACAAGTGGCTTGCTACACCAGTGTCTCCTGAATAACGATTCTTCAGGACACGTATTGTTGTAGTGTTGGCAATGTTAGGATCGTCCGACTGTTGATCACGCTCCATAGCCACCACTGCATCACTAAGCTGGGCAATGGACTGTGATCCTCGTAGGTGAGCAAGGCTAACTTCCTTACCATCCTCATGCCCTTTGTCCGATCCAGTCCTACGCAGATGAGAGACAAGTAATAGAGCTACGTTTGTTTCTTCAACGATGGAACGCAGCTTGGTCATAAGATTATCAATGTTTCTACGTTCATCATCACCTTCCAATCCTGAAACAAGGATTGATAGATGGTCAAGGAAAATCCACCGGCAGTCCAGAGCCTTGATCATATACCGTATGCGTGCAAGTATCTCATCAGTCTGCATCGAACCAAAGTGATCGAAGGCAAAGAACCTACGTGTTCCTACTGTTGCTTCCTGCCACTTCTTTAAATCTTCACGAGGAAACTGTTCCCTTATCTCACGAATGTATAGGCGTGCATTAGCTTCGACGGACATGAGATGGAAGATAGTTGATCGTACATTTTCTTCAAGAGAAATAACACCAATGTTTTCTTCAGTGTTGTTTAGTACATGATGCATCAGTTCACGCATGACACTTGACTTGCCAGTACCTGTGCCAGCGGTAAATGTAACAAGCTCACCTGTTCGTATGCCATACAGCTTTTCGTTCAACCCTGCAAAAGGATAGAGGCATGTCTTATACTGCCCTTCCTCGTAAAGAGCATCACCCATATCAGCTAGATTTAGAATACCTGCTGGAGTGTAGACCTTAGCATTCCACCATGCCGTAGTAAATGTTTCTCGCTTACCATTAACTAGGTAATCACTAGCATCCTTGTAGTCAGGGAGGTTTACGATCTTGCATTTGTTTGGTTCAAACAGACTAGCAACCTGCTGCGCTGCCTTACGTCCATGCTCATCGTTATCAAAGCTAAGAACAATGTTATCGAATGCGTTGAGGTATTCAAAGTTTGCTTTGCAGTTACGATGCGCTGACTGTGCACCATCTTTGATGGATAGGACAGGCCATTTAGAACCTAGCATCTCATATGCTGCGAGAGCATCAAGCTCACCTTCACAGATAGTGACGTACTTTCCACGGGCTGGAAAGATGTTCTGACCAAAGAGTGTACCACGACTAAGTGATCCTGCTGGTGCAGCAAAAAATTCTTTCTTTGCTACGTTCCTGATCTTGTCACCTATATGATTGCTGGCACTGTCATAGTACGGGTAGAGGTGACAAGAACCATGAACAGGATGGTCGTACTGTCTTACGTTATATGCTTTACATGTTGCAGCACTAATCTTTCTATCTTCGATGGCTGCTATTTTTCCTACATTACTGAGAGGCTGTACGTTTGTAGTGACTGGTGTTTGCGTTTGAGTTGTCATA